AAATGGCAACAAGAGCAGACACAATTACACAGACGCTTAAGAAATCAGAGATTTATTCTGACTTTCCTAATAACTTCATTAAACATCCAATAACTAATGAATTGGTAAAATTAAAAAATGAAGACAGCGTAAGACAAGCATTCAAAAATCTTATTTTGACGAACATTGGCGAGCGTTTTTTCGATCCATTTTTTGGATCTAATGTTTCTAGATCTTTGTTCGAACCATTAGATACATTTACCATTGAAGATATAAGACGATATATTATACACTCTGCACAACAATTTGAAACAAGAATTCAGCTATTGGACATTTCAATTCTTGATGTTGCAGATCAAAATTCTATTGCAATTAGCGTTATGTTTTCTATTATAAATAATCCAGAACCTGTTACGCTAAACCTTTTCCTAAAAAGAGTACGATGATAAATGGCTAATAATTCAATTTCATTAACATCATTAGATTTTGATACTTTAAAGGCGCAGCTTCAGCAGTACCTGACGGCACAACCCATTTTCAAAGATTACAATTTCTCTGGCTCAAACATGAATGTCCTATTGGACCTTTTGAGCTATAACTCATATCTTAATTCTTTCTATCTTAATATGGTCGCTGCTGAAATGTTTCTGGATTCTGCCCAGAAAATGGATTCAGTTGTTTCACATGCAAAAGAATTAAACTATCTTCCAAGATCTAATCAATCTGCCGTTGCTAACATTAGCTTTACGTTATCAACAATAGGTATTAATTCGCCATTATTAATTCCAAAAGGTACAACTTTTTCTGGTCAAAATTCTAATGGTGCATTTACATTTTCGACTTCTCTGAATCAGAATTTTACTTCAAGCAATACTACATTTGCAATTAATAACCTCAATATCTATGAAGGTTTTTACATTACTGATGCTTTTATCTTTGATAACACACAAGAGTCACAAAGATTTGTTCTCAGCAATCCTAATATTGACACCAGCAGTTTAATTCTTACTGTTATCGAAAGTGGATCAAATACTGTTTTTACACCAGTAACTTCATTATTTGGTCTTAATTCACTATCAAACACTTACTTCCTTCAAGCTGCACAAAACAGTCAGTATGAAGTTGTATTCGGTGATGGTAATTTTGGTCGTATTCCTAGTAATCTTTCTACAATTGTTGCAAACTATCGTATCAGTACTGGTAGTCTTGCACAGGGTGTTTCATCATTTAATATCACACAAGATCTTGGACCAATCAATGGAGGTTTAGTAACAGTTTCTCCAATTACTGTTAATGCTAACTCTGCTGGTGGCGCAAACTCTGAATCAATTGATTCTATTCGTAAACTAGCCCCACGTTACTTTGCAACACAACAAAGAGCTGTTGCTTCTGATGATTATTCTTCTCTGGTCCTTTCACAATTCGGTGGTCAGATCTCTGACGTTAATGTGTTTGGTGGCGAACTTCTTGATCCAAAACAATATGGTCGAGTTGTTGTTTGTGTTAAACCAACAGGAAGTGTAATCGCTCCTGATTATATTAAAAATCAAATTTCAAATTATCTCCAGCCATTCATTGCTATTCCAACAAGAGTAATTATTTCTGATCCTGATTACATTTATGTTTCTGCTGTTGCAACAGTTCAGTATAATGTAACAGGCACAACTAAATCTTCTTCTGAAATTCAATCTATCATTTATAGTGCAATTTCTAACTATAGCTCTACTAATTTAGAAATGTTTGCGCAAGATTTCAGATATAGTAAGTTTGTTTCTGTTATTGACAACAGTGATTCAAGTATCACAAGCAATGATACAGATATTAAAATTATCAAACGTATTTCTCCACTTGTGAATTATCCAACATCATATGTTCTTGATTTTAATAATCCAACAGAAATAGAACCAAGAAATAATGCAGAAGGTTACGTAGCTGGTCCTCCATTCTACGATGAACCAATGATTACTTCATCTGCATTTACATACGTCGACGCAGCAGGAGCTATTTGGCCATTAAGCTATATCAGAGACAATAACTTTGGTATACTAGTCGTTTACACCAATGTCAATGGTCTGTTTACTATTGTTAATTTTGATATTGGCACAGTTGATTATACTACAGGCGTCGTAAAAATCAACAATTTAATTACCTCTTCATACAGTAATTACATTTCGATTTATATGGAACCACAAAATAAAGATATCTTTGTCAGTAAGAGTAAAATATTATTAATAGATTTGGCTGACGTCACTGTCAACGTAATTCCTACACAAAAGTAAAAATATGCAATTTGCAATCGAAAAAAAGATATCGAACTTCATAGAAAGTCAGTTCCCTCAGTTCTATTTGGATGAGGGTCCGAACTTTGTGTTGTTCGTTAAGGCATATTATGAATGGATGGAATCTGAAGGTCAAGCTATTAATCAATCGCGTAGTCTTTTTGATCTACGAGATATTGATAATACAATGGATTCTTTTCTTTCTCACTTCCAGCAGAAATATCTCTACGGTATTCCATTCAAAACTATTGCTAATCCAAAATTCTTACTTAAACATATTCTTGACGTTTATCGTTCAAAAGGTTCGATTGATTGTTATAAACTTCTATTCAAGCTAATTTACAATCAAGACGTAGAAATTTATCTTCCAGGACAAGATCTACTCAAGCCATCAGATGGTACTTGGATTCAACCACAATATCTTGAAGTAACACAGACTAATAATCTTGCAAGTTTTGTGGGTCAAACTGTTCGTGGATTTACTTCAAACACAACAGCTGTTGTTGAAGATTATATTTCTCAGCCTATTAATCAAAATATTATTTCAACTCTTTACATTTCTAATATGCAGCCAAAAGGTGGTTCATTCCTTACTGGTGAAAAAGTAGTAATTCAATCACAGGTAGGTAATACAGCGGCTGTAACAGCTTCCCCATCCATTGTTGGTTCTCTCGATAGCCTTTCCATCTATAATGGTGGTCAGGGTTTCAACATTGGTGACATCATTGCAATCGCTCATTTAGATGCAAACAATAATGTTATCTCTGATGGTATCGATGGAAAACTAAGAGTTACTAGCGTTTCGCGTGGTCAAGGTTCTCTCAATTTCAACATTGCCAAGGGTGGTTTCGGATACACATCGAATACAAATGTATTTTTATACAATGGTGCAGGAGATTCGACAGGTGCAGGAGCTAGCTTTAGTTTAGGTAATCTATCCTACGTTCAAAATCTTCCATATAATACAGACTTGATTGTTGATTTTTACAACACACAAATTGACGCTGCTGCTTATGGGTTTCCTGCTAATAATAGCGCGAATGCAATTTCTTCTATCCAAGGTACTTTGACATTTAAAAATAATAACTTTGGTACAATTGCTGCTCTTACCAATATTCAAACTGGTAATGGTTATACTCAAGCACCAAGTATATTCGTTAGATCAACACAGTTAGCAACTAACAATCTTCCAGGAACCGTTTCGTACTCGACTACTTCTAATACTATTACTGGTAGTGGCACAACGTTCACATATTTTTATTCAAATGGAGATGTAATTTATCTTCAAGCTGATTCTTCAAATACTGCCACTAGCGAATTACAAGTAATTAAAACTGTTGTTAATGATACTACAATTACTTTGTATGGTCCACCAAAACAGAACTCTACAGGTACAGCTATTTCAAAAAATGCTCCTGTTGTGCTTCCTTCTAACTATGCTTATTATGATCCACAAGTTTTAACTTCAGATGGATCAATTGATGGTATTAATGAATTAATTACTGGCAATCCTTCAACAGGTAATAACATTGTAGCAACAACAACTGCTATCAATTCTGGTCGCGGATATATTGAAGGCGAAACTGTCGTTTCATATCTTCTTAATGGTCTTAGCCCAATTGTTATTACGAATCCTGGTATTGGTTATACTAATAATGATGTTGTTCATTTCTACGGCGGATCTACTTCGCCAGCTACTGGTTATGTAACCACAGATGGTACAGGCGCTATTGTTTCTGTTCCTATCACAGGCGGTTCTAATTATACTAGTCTTCCAACTATTGTAATTAAAACAAGAACTGGTTCTAATGCTGTATTGACAACTTCTATTCTACCTTTTAATACTACAAGTCAAGTAACTGGTCGTGTCAATAAGACAGGCGTTGGTAGACAAATTGGATATTGGTCAACTACCAGAGGCTTTTTAAATTCGGATAAATATATTCAAGATAGTTATTTTTATCAAGATTTCTCTTATCAAATCAAAGCGGCTGCAACTCTTGATAAATACAAAGATATTCTTTATACTACGTTCCATACTTCTGGAGCTGAATTATTCGGTGAATTCTTACAAATAAATAATGAAGCTTCATTTGCTAATCTGTTATCTGAAACTACATCTGCAAATATTGATAATTATCTTTATTTCAAAGTGGATTCAACTCTTATAACATCTGATAGCACTTATTTGATTACTTCGAATTCTGCCACAACTGATACGAACTACCTATACTCGGACAACATTATCAAGCTCGATGCGTTTATCTAAAGGATTTTAAATGTCACAACAAACAATTAACATTGGTACATTAGCGAACGACGGCACTGGTGATCCGATCCGCACAGCGATGACCAAGATCAATGGCAACTTCAATGAAGTTTATTCTGGATTTGCTTTTAACACCTCTACCAATGTTGTTACTGCTGCCAATACTCTTGTTGTTACTAGCAACACGACTACTAACACTTTGCTTGTTATTTCTAAAATTAATGTTGGTAATGCTGCAGGTTATAATTTTGGATCTATCGCGCTTATCGAAGTCGATGCAAATTCTAATACATACCAGCAAGTTGTTATTCAAAATGCTAACTCAGGTATTAGTGCTTCTGGCGACTTTGTCTTAACAACTGATACTGGTAACGATTCATTTGGTTACGTTGATCTTGGTATCAATAGCTCTCAGTATGCCAATTCTTCATATACCATCACTGGTTATAGCGACGCATACCTTTATTCTTCTAACAGCAATATGGTCATTGGTACTGCTTCTGCTAATTCTGTTATCTTCCACAGCAATGGTACTTTATCTACCAATGAGCGCATGCGTATTACTGCAAATGGTAATATTGGTATCGGTAATACAACTCCTGCTTCTACACTTACTGTAAGCGGAAACGTTTATGTTTCTTCAAATACTTTAACTCTTGGTTCATCAAACATTGGTACATTAGCCACTGCAAATGGTTACACTGTACTTCCAAATGGTTTGTTGATGATTTGGGGCGCTTTCACTGCTTCTAATTCAACACCAAACGTAATTTCTTTCGCTGCTTCTGCAGGTGTTTCATTCCCAGTTAACTGTTTCTCAGTTTCAGCGACAAGTAACTCTGGTGTATCTTCATATCATGCTGGTGTGTATGCAATTAATGCTACTGCATTTACTCTTGCAACAGGTAACACTACAAACGCAACTGTCTACTGGCAAGCAATAGGTAAGTAATCTTTATGGGTAAAATTTTACCGAGTTATAAAAAAGCAATTATTGATGATGTAATTTCAAGTATCAGTTCAAATTCATCTCAATATTATGCTTTCGCCGCCAACCCTATTCCTGTTGTTGGTAATACACCAGTAATTACTGCTGATGATTACACAACTATGTTTAGTAATGATTGGCAGATGATATTCGGTAAGAAAATTAATAACGTTGATATTATACCTGTTATTAATAACATCAATTGGCAATCAAATACTGTTTATACAAGATATGATAATACTTCGACTACATTAGCTAATTCGAATTATTATGTTATTACTCCACCAGCGGTTTCTGGTGGTACTTACGATGTGTATAAATGCATTGATAATGCCAATGGTTCTGTTTCTACACAGGCACCAGATCAGCTACAGCCTTCTTCTTTCACTAAGTCGGATGGTTATACTTGGAGATATATTACTTCGATCAGTAGTTCAAATTATCTTAAATTTTCTTCTGGTCAATATGTTCCTATTTTTCCAAATACATCTATTGCAGCAAGTGCATATAATTACACTGGTGTCGAAGTTGTTATGATTAACAATGGTGGTTCTGGTTATAATGCATACAATGATGGTATTGTTCGTGGTGTAGTAAACTCGACAGTTATTCAGATTGAAGCTACTGCTTCTGCTGATAATGATTTTTATACTAAAAATGGCATTTATATCTACAATAGCGGTTATGCCACTGCACAATTAAGAACAGTAACAAAATATGTTTCTAATAATGGTGTTAATTGGATTTATCTAGATTCTCCTGCAAATACCAATAATATTACTCCAAGCGTTACTCAGTATCACATTTCACCAAAAGTTGTGTTCAATACTGATGGTTCATCACAACCAAAAGCGTACAGTGTTGTGAATGGTATTTCTAATTCGATTAGTCAAATTGTTATCATTGATAATGGTCTTGGTGTTTCGAGAGCCAACGTCTCTGTACAAAGTATCTTTGGCGCTGGCGCTAATTTATATGCGATTGTACCTTTTCCTGGAGGTCATGGTTCGAATCCAGCAGCAGAACTTAATGTTCAAGGGTTTGCGGCTGCATTTTCTTTTTCGAATAATCAAGGAAATACAATTTCAACTAACATCACATACAATAAAATTGGTATTGTAAAGAATCCATATGTTCTTTCGAACACTGGTACAAAATCAATAACTCAATATTATGCAAATACATTTAATGCATTGCTTCAGGCTAATGTTACCAGTGGTGCAATTTTTACTGTTGGCGATACTGTTACAGGTCAAAATAGTGGTGCTGTTGGTACTGTTGCATATTCTAACTCTACTGTGTTATATCTTACAGGTGATAAATATTTCTCGAATAATGAAACTATTGCTTCAAGTAATGGAACAGTAGTCTCTACGATCCAAATAAATACACTTGGAAACATTTATACAAAAGACATAACACCAATATACATTCAGAACATTACTAATGTGACTCGTTCCAATACTCAAACTGAGTCCTATAAATTAATTGTTCAGGTCTAATCAGGAAGTAAAAGATGCCAATTAACACCGACTTAAATGTTGCTCCATTCTTTGACGATTACAATGCAAATAATGAATACTATCGTATTCTTTTTAGACCAAGTGTTCCTGTCCAGGCAAGAGAATTAACTCAAGTACAATCTATTCTTCAGGATCAGGTTGAGAAGTTTGGTAACTGGGCATTTAAAAATGGTGACATTGTTTCTGGTTGTACAATCATTGATATTCCTGTCCAGCCATTTGTTCGTCTTCAAGATTTTCAAATTAATGCTGCATCGTTTGACGTCACTGCCTTTGTTAACACACAGGTTGTTAGTGCGACATCAAACCTAACTGCTCGTATTCTATCATCAACTAGCGGTCTTGTATCTAATTTTCCCAATACTAATGTCATTTATATTAATTACATTAACACAGGTATTAATGGTGAAACATTATTCTCTAATAATGAAACATTAACTTTTTATAAAATTCCAAGAACAGGTAATGTAACAGCTGATACTATTGCAACTGTTAATACTTTCGCCAACGTAACATCATTCGCAGTTGGCGCTAATGCGACCGTTGGATATAATACATCTGGTAATGCCCATACGCTTTCTGTTTCTGATGGTGTTATCTTTATCAATGGCACATTCATTAAGGTATTGACACCAACAATCGGTATTGTTAATAACTTTGGCACATACGCTGCTAATAACGTTGTTGGTTTCCAGCTTATTGAATCAATCGTTACAGAAAATCAAGACACTTCACTATTAGATAATGCTCTTGGTTATCCAAATGAAAATGCTCCTGGCGCTTATCGTCTTAAGCTTGTTCCAACTATCATTTCATTAGATCCTGCAACAGCGGCAAACACTGCTGGATTCAATCCAATTGCTACCTACAACTATGGTGGTCTTGTTAATAAAGAAGTTGCTGGTGGTAGCGTATATTCTATCGTTGGCGATGCGATTGCTCAACGTATCTATGATGAAGCTGGTAACTACGTAGTTAACCCATTCGTTGTCGACACTGTAACTGGTCTAACAGGAAACAGCATTGTTTCTAGTCTTTCCGCTAACAATGTTCTTGGTCGTATTAATCCAGGTGTTGGTTATTCTCAGGGTCAAAGAATAGAAATTCTTAAGACAGCATACATCAATATGCGTCGTGGTGTTGATACACAAACAACAAAAGCACAACAGATTACTTTTAGCTATGGAAATTATTTCGTTGTTAATGAAGTTGCTGGTCTATTCCCATTCACTGGTGCACAAACAGTAAATCTTTATGATAGAGTGCAACAGGCTGTAACAAACAGAACATTTTCTGGTACTTCTCCTGTCGGTAACTTGATTGGTACTGCTTCAGTAAAATGTTTCTCTTATGTTTCAGGTATTCCTGGATCTAACACAGCATCATATTACTTACACGTATTCAATATTAAAATGACTGCTGGTTTTGCTGTGAGCCAGATCAAATCAATTTATTATGCATCTGCACCATATGGCATTGCTGACGTTTCTTCTGCAGGTGTCATCGGTTCTTCACTAAAAGATCAGCTTTATAAATTCGGATCTGCTGGTATCAAGAATCTTAGAGATGCAAGCAATAATCAGAATACTCAATACACTTATCGCACAGCAAATACAACAGCAAGTATGTATGCAAATGGTGTGATTTCATTGACTATTGGACCTTCTGCTCCAGGCGGTACTGATATTCTTCCATTTGGTGTAGGACCACTAGCTGCTTCTGATGCTGCATCAATCACTGTTGTTGCTGCTAATAGTGTAGATACTAATGCTCTTGTTGGTACAATCTCAGTAACAAATACTTCAACTAATGTCGTTGGTACAAGCACATCGTTCCTTACTGATTTTACTCCTGGCGATAATATAAAAATTGGAAGCACTATTCGTACTGTTGCGAATGTTGTTAACTCTACAGCTCTTATTGTTGATAGTGTTTTCTTCCCAACTCTTGCCACACAGTCTGGTCAAACTTATTACAAGACATTCCAAGCTGGTAAAATTATTCCTGTTCTTTACAACAATGGTTATATCAACGTTGTTTCGAGCAGTGTATTCACTGTCTATACAGGCAACTCTGTAGCTGCAGGCACAAGTAATACTCTTCAAACTGCAATGGCTGTTGATGTTTATTATGATGTTCTTCGCACTGGCGTTGCTCCTGCAACTAAATCAATTAACAAGAATGTTTATGTTAAATTGAATCCAGCTTCTAGTATTGCTGGTCCTACTGGTCCATGGTGCTTGGGTGTAAGTGATATCACAAAATTGACTGCAGTTTATGGTTATCCAGATAGCAGCTTCTCTGGAACTGGTACCAATTTAACAACAAACTTCTCTTTCGATTCTGGTCAAAAAGACACTCACTACGATCTAGGCTACCTTTATAATAATGGTGGATACAGCCCAACTGCATATCCTTATCTACTAGTACAGCTTGATTGTTATACACCAAACTATACATCAGGTGTTGGATTCTTTACTGTCGAATCATATCCAGTTGATGACGTTAATTCAGCTAATACAGTTGGTGTATTAACTAAAGATATTCCTCTTTATATCGACGAAGCTGGAACTAAAATTTGGTTAAGAGATTATGTTGACTTCCGTCCAGTTGGTGCAAATACAGCTGCTATTGCAAATGTTGTATCTTCTGCCACAACTAACCCATTAACAACTCTTACCTTCGTAACACCTTCTGGTGGTATGAATGTTCCTTCATATGGTAAGAATTTACAGTCTGATTTCACTGCTTATCTTCCACGTAAAGATTTGATTATCGTTACTCCTGATAATGTGATCAAGGTTATTGAAGGTCTTTCTAGCACTGCTCCTCAATCACCTCTGTTTCCAGATAATGCAATGTCATTGGCAGTGCTTAACATTCCTCCATATCCATCATTATCATCTGATCAAATTGATTCAGATCAGGGTATCAATCAGCTTTCGAAAACTCTTATTCGTGATACTTCTACTGCCATTAATGTTAACCTCGTAACTAATCGTCGTTATACAATGTCAGATATTGGTAAGCTCGACACAAGAATTTCAAATCTTGAATATTATACACAGCTTTCGCTCCAGCAGCAAAAAGCTTCTAACATGACTGTTACTGATGCTAATGGTTTGAATCGCTTCAAGAATGGTATTTTTGTTGAAACATTCCAAGACTTCTCGCTTTCAGATGTTGCTAACCCAGAATATAGCATTGCTATTGATTCTAAAAAAGGTCAGGCTCGTCCTAAGTTTGTTACAGAACGTTTCAAATTCAAACTAAATACTAGTACCAGTACGAACTATCAACAGACTGGTAGAGCTATTACTCTTCCTTACACTAGTGTTTCGTTTATCAATCAGCCTTATGCAACAAAATATCGTTCATCAGCTCACGTTGCTTCGCACTGGAATGGTAGCATGGTTCTTCTACCTTCCTTCAATAATAACATTGATACAAATAACACAGCTTCTGTTAGCATCACACTTGATAATGCAACTCCTTGGCAGAATTTTGCTAATTCTCCATTCGGTTCAGTATGGGGTAATTGGTCAACATCAACCACATATGCGAACAGTTCAGTGATTAACGGAACAGGCTCTAATACATATAACGTAGAACTTGGTTATCAATATACACAGTCGACATCACAAGCTGCTCTTAATAATGCTATTGCTCAATACCAATCACAGGGATATGTAATTGGTGGTACTTCATTGACATTTACTAGCAGTCATGGTGGTATTGGTAGCAACGCTTCTATAACACAAATCAGTTAATCTGGAGAATATAAATTGGCAGTAATTCAAACAACGACAACAACAGCTACCACTACTGCTAACAGATCTGGTACGCAGCTAGTTGTTACATCACAAGCGAATACATTTAACATTGGTAATCTTGTTACTGATGTTAGTGTACAGCCTTATATTGCTCCTCAGATTATCTCATTTTATGCATATAATATGAGACCAAATAAACAAGTTCATATTTTCTTCGATAGCGTTCTTGTTGATCAGTATTGTTCTCCTGGTATTATTCCTGCTCTTGCATCTACCGGAACTGGTAATAGCTCTGTAAATTTTGACACTTCGACATATACTACTGTGCAACAAACTGCAACTTGGGGTTCTGTAATAACTACAGATTCTCAAGGTCACGTTGCAGGTCAGTTTGCTATTCCAGCAACAACATTTAAAACTGGTGATCGTGTTCTTGAAATTGCTGACGTTACCAATCTTGCGCAAGGCAATGATGCAATCACAACTCAAGCAACTGCTATCTTTACTGCTTCTAATCTCAGTGTGACAAAACAGGCTACTACGTTAACAACGGTTAATCCTATAATTTCGTCAATGCCTGTTACCAATAGTGTTTTCATCAGTGCTTCAAATACAGTTTCAAATACTGTTCTTGTTCCGGACGTTGTTAATATTGATTCGCAATGGGAACCTATTGCACAGGGTCTTACGATTAATACACCAAATAACGAAGCTGGTGTATTTGCGACTTCGATCACATTATTCTTTAAGCAGAAATCACAAATTTTAACAAATGGTGTTACTGTTTATCTTTGCGAAACAAATAATGGATATCCAGACGGTAGCAAAGTAATTCCATTTTCTACTGTACATTTAAGATATGCTGATATTGCAGTAAGTGCTGATTCTTCTGTTGGCACAACATTTACATTCGAAGCTCCTGTATTCTTGAATAATAGCAATGAATACGCTTTCATTGTTAAGCCTGATAATAATGATCCTGACTATTGGGTATACAGTGCAAACCTTGGTGATACAGATTTGCAATCTGGCATTCAAGTGTTCAGCCAACCAATTATTGGTACTGCATTTTATGGTGCTACAACTACTCAATGGACTGCGCTTCAAACTGAATACATTAAGTTCACATTGAATATTGCTAACTTCTCTGCTGGATCTGGCGAAGTTTACTTTAATAATTCGAACAATGAATATCTTTCAGTTTCAAATGTCCAGTATAATAATACTAGCGTTTCTATTCTTCCTGGCGATTTTGTTTATCAATCAACAAACTCTTTTGCTAATGCAACCAATACAACAGTAAATACTTCTATTGTTGGCACTCTTCATTACTATGACAGCGTGAAGAATATCGTATATGTTTCCAATTCTTCTGGTAACTATACTGCAAATTCTTTCATTCAAATTCATAGATTTGCCAATTCAAGCTCCACTACTTCTAACAATTCAACTCTTATTGCAACTGCAAATACTGGTTCTTTCTACAATCCGGTCGTCGATGCTTTTGTTCCAGAACTAGCTGTTATAACACCTGCCGGAACAAAAATTGCTCTTGATTATAAAGGTATCAGTAATACATTTGCAAATGATAGTTCTTCTTCATCAGTTGTACTTGGTTCTGAAACAGAATTTTTTGACAAAGAACGCATCATTGCAAGTAATTCGACAGAAGTAACAGATAACCTTAAGTCAGCGAATGTTCATGTTGCACTTAGATCTGACTCTGTTCTTCTTTCGCCGCTTATCGACACTGTGCGTGCACATGCTCTTGTAATTGGAAATAAAGTAGATTCTGTTTCTAACATCTACAATGAATATTACAACTATGGTACTTCGAAGTCGAAGTATGTCTCACAGGTCGTTACTCTTGCTCCGGGACAAGATGCGCAGGATCTTCAAGTTACAGTTGTTGGTCATCGTCCAACTGGAACTGACATCAAGGTATATGTTAAGTTTTTAAATTCAGAAGATTCTGATTCAATCTCAAATAAAACTTGGACTCCAATGTTGAATCAAGGATACAATATTTTCTCTGATCCAAGTAATCCAGGAGATTTCAGTGAGTTCCTTTATTCAACATATCCATATTATGGTATGATGAGCACAAATG